CTACTAATACTACAACTTCAGCGACAGATTCTGCTGATGGTAGTATAAGTGCTGATTGGTTAGAAGGGAAAGGATTTATTCCTATCCCTTCTCCTGTAGTTTCTATTGTTCAAGTATTTCCATTTGACGACTCAGCAACAAACAATATGTTTGACATGCGTTATCAAATAAGACTAAATGATTTGTATGACTTTTCGTCAACATCATTAGTTCATTATGAAATGACAATGAACCACTTAGATCATCTTTCACATTTACTTGTAGGCGAAAAACCACTTCGTTTCAATCAACATCAAAACAGACTATACATTGATATGGATTGGTCAAACGATGTAAGTGAAAACGACTACATAGTTATTGAGTGCTTTAGAAAAGTAGACCCAGATACATATACTGATATTTGGGATGACATTTTCTTAAAGAAATATTGCACTCAATTAATTAAGAGACAATGGGGAGCAAACCTTTCTAAGTTTCAAGGAATTCAAATGTTAGGTGGTGTACAAATGAATGGCGAACAAATCTATCTTCAAGCACAAGAAGAAATTAACAAACTGGAAGAACAGATACAACTTGCATATGAGTTGCCACCTATGCATCAAATAGGATAAGGCAATGCCTACTAATGTTTATTTTGACACAGGAACTGTTAGAGAACAAGAACTCTATGAAGATTTAATCATAGAGCAACTTCGTATCTATGGTCAAGATGTCTACTACATTCCTCGTACCATTGTTTCAACAGATACAATTTTAGGTGAAGATGATATATCAACTTTTGGTGATGCATACTTAATTGAAATGTATATTGAAAATGTAGATGGTTACGAAGGACAAAAAGAACTCATGTCTCAGTTTGGTTTAGAGATAAGAGATGAAACAACATTTATAGTTTCAAGGAGAAGATGGGAACAGTTTGTTTCAATAGACTCAAATCTTACAGTAAGTACAAGACCAAATGAAGGCGATTTAATTTATTTTCCAAAAGGTAAAAAGTTATTTGAAATTGGTTTTGTAGATCATGATGATCCATTCTATCAAGTTCACAATTTACCAACTTACAAACTCAAGTGCAGAACATTTGAATATGGTTCTGAAGACTTTGATACTGGTATTACTGAAATAGATGGTATAGATGCTGCATTAAGTGTAGACGCATTAGCATATCAATTTACATTAGAAAATGAAGTTGGTTCTGTTTTACTTGAAAACGATACAGATCCAGATGATGTTGCTTATCTAATACAAGAAGACTATATAGTTGGAGATGGTGTAAATGATAAGACCGCACAAAATGAAATATTTGAGCAACAAGATGATAATGTGTTAGACTTCTCAGAGTCTAATCCATTCGGAGACGCAGGAGTAAATGAATAATGTTAGGTAACAGACAATTCTATCACGAAACAGTAAGAAATATTGTAGTGGCATTTGGTACACTATTTAACGACTTACATGTTGTGAAGAAAAATAATAGTGGTGTAGTTACACAATCGATGAAAGTTCCATTAGCATATGGACCAAAACAAAAATGGTTAGCAAGACTTGACCAAGATGCAAACTTAGATAGCAAGGTTGCGATTACACTTCCTAGACTTGGATTTGAAATACAAACATTATCTTATGATCCAACACGAAAGTTAAATCGTGTGCAAAAGTTTAAGAAAGTAAAAAGTGATTCTAATGATAATAGTAAAATGGATTCACAATATATGCCTGTACCATATAATTTAAATGTGCAGTTATATGTTATGGCAAAACAATCAGACGATGCGTTACAGATTGTTGAACAAATATTACCATTCTTTCAACCAGACTATACATTAACAATTAATGATATGGCAGATATGGGTATCGCAAGAGATATACCTATTGTTTTGAATAGTATTGATTATGAAGATAGTTATAAGGGTGAATTTACTGAAAGACGAGCAATTATATACACATTAGATTTTACAACTAAATTCTTCTTGTATGGTCCAGTTACTTCCAGCAAGGTTATCAAAACTGTTCAAGTCGATCAATATACAGACTTGCCAGATACTGCTCCGAAAAGAGAACAAAGATATACTGTTACTCCAGATCCAACAACTGCTGATGCTGATGATGACTTTGGATTTAATGAAACAGTTTCTTTCTTTGAAGACGCTAAGAATTATGATGAGGAAAGTGGCACTGACAAATAGGACACATTATGAGCACTAAAGATATATTAGATGAAGCATTGAATATTGATGACAAGTCAGAATTAATTACAAAAGACGAAACAATACCTGTAATTCCAAGACCAAGTGATAACTTGGAAGACATGGATGCTGATTACAGATATCAAAGAGAAAACTTTTACAATTTAATCGAACGAGGTTCAGATGCCATTGAGGGTATCTTGGATCTTGCTCGTGAGTCTGAACATCCAAGATCTTACGAAGTTGCTGGTCAACTTATTAAACAAGTTGCTGAAGTAACTGAGAAACTTGGAGACCTTCAAGCAAAAATGAAGAAGTTAAAAGAAGTTCCTAAAGACGCACCACAAAATGTAACCAACGCATTGTTTGTAGGTAGTACAAAAGAATTACAAAACATGCTAAAAGGTAAACTTGAAGAGATAGATAGTGGCAACGACAAAGGCAAGTGATAATCAATACTTAGGGAATCCGAATCTTAAGAAAACCAATGTTCCCTTTGAGTACACTGAGGAGCAGGTTGCCGAATATGCGAAGTGTATGAAGGATCCATTATACTTCATACAAACTTATATGCGTATCGTATCTCTTGATGAAGGTCTTGTACCATTTGATATGTACAACTTTCAAAAAGAAATGGTTGATACATTTCATAATAATCGTTTTACTATCTGTAAACTCCCTCGACAGTCTGGTAAGTCAACAACTATTGTAGCATATCTCTTACACTATGTTTTATTTAATGAGAATGTAAATGTTGCGATTCTCGCAAACAAATCATCAACTGCTAGAGATATTCTTAGTCGATTACAACTGGGATATGAGCATCTTCCTAAATGGTTACAACAAGGTGTTATATCTTGGAACAAAGGTAGTTTAGAAATAGAAAATGGTTCAAGTATTCTCGCAGCATCTACATCTGGTAGTGCGATTCGAGGTGGTTCATTTAACATTATTTTCCTTGACGAGTTTGCTTATGTACCATCTAATGTTGCTGAAGATTTCTTTAGTTCAGTATATCCTACAATATCATCTGGTAAAACAACGAAGGTTATGATAGTATCTACACCACATGGTATGAATATGTTTTATAAACTGTGGATGGATGCTCAAAATAAAAGAAACGATTATATTCCACTGGAAGTACATTGGTCAGAAGTTCCAGGAAGAGATGAGAAGTGGAAAGAAGAAACAATTCGTAATACATCAGAACAACAATTTAAGACTGAGTTTGAGTGTGAGTTCTTGGGTTCTATTAACACACTTATCAATCCAAGTAAGTTAAAGAATCTAGCATATCGTGAACCAATACAAACAAATGCTGGGTTATCATTATATGAAAATCCAGATAAAGATAAAACTTATATGATAACTGCTGATGTGGCACGAGGAACAAATAATGACTATTCAGCGTTCTTAGTGTTTGATGTGTCACAGGTGCCATATAAGGTTGTTGCTAAGTATCGTGACAATGAAATTAAACCTTTAATGTTTCCACAAAAAATACACACTGTTGCTAAAGCATACAACGAAGCATTTGTATTAGTAGAAGTAAATGATATTGGAGAACAGGTCGCTAACACTCTCCAGTTTGATTTAGAGTACGATAACATGATGATGGCATCAATGCGTGGTCGTGCTGGACAAGTTCTTGGAGGCGGTTTCTCGGGCGGTAAGGCGCAACTTGGAGTAAGAACTACAAAAGCAGTTAAGAAGGTCGGATGTTCTAATCTAAAACAGTTATTAGAAAGCGATAAAATCATAATTGAAGATATTGATATAATAAGTGAGTTGTCTACATTTATTGTAAAGGGATCGTCTTGGGAGGCAGATAGTGGTTGTAATGATGACTTAGTTGCGTGTTTATTCTTATTTGCGTGGTCTGTAGATCAATTATACTTTAAAGAACTTACTGATAGTGATATTCGTCAAAGGATGTTCAGAGAACAACAGGATCAATTAGAACAAGACATGGCACCATTTGGTTTTATTGATAATGGCGTAGATGATGTTGATGTTGAGGTTGACGAATATGGTACGAGATGGACTACAGTAGTGAGGGATTATAATAGTGATTGGTAATACCTTAGATAATTTTTTACATGATGAAGATAATTTTCTAACACAAGAAGAAGTGAATCTAATAAACACAAAAGTAAAATCACTAAGAGGTTATTGGAAAAACTTCTTAGAATATAATATAGCAGAAGAAGAATACTTTAAAAAAATACAAAACAATTCTTACAAAAATGTTGATTATAACATTTTAAGATCATATTATTCGATACAAAATAATTTAGGCGATGCAGTTTATATGTTAGAGCCTGGAAAGTTTGATGAAATAAATTACGAACTTCAGTCTATATTACGC